GTCTACCTTTTTTTTCAATAAATTCTTTCTTTTCTCTTTGAGCTATTTTCAATTTTTCTGTATACTCTTCAATTTTTTGGTCATAGGTTTTCTTCTTCTTACTCATAATCACTCTCCTAAACTAAGTGACACATGTGTCACTTACTTTTTAAATCTTCCCATTTTTTATATTCTTTTATTACATCTGAAGGAGTTGCTTTTGTAAAATATGTTTCTCTGGCAAGTCTATTCTTAAATTCGTTAAATTCATACCATCTAGCTTGTTTACCACGAATAGGATTTTTTCCTGCTGACAATATAATAACTTCTTTTTCATCCATAGTATGTACTTCTTCTGCTCTCATAAGAGGTCTTCCTACATAACTTTCCGTATAATTTACTTTTCTAAAGAAAAGCCCCTGTGAATAAGATTTAGTTACAATTTTTTCAGTCTTATTTCCTAATCTTGTTTGGACATATTTTGCTGTGTCCACATCATTTGTTGTATAGTAAAGTGTCGTAGACATATTTCCTAAGAATGAATTATTTTCCCCATATACTTCTTTTAACTGTTTCATATCTTGAATTATTATAAGTGCTTTCATTCCCCAACCTCTTATATATGAAATTGCTTTATGAAGCATATCAACTTTACCAATAGCAGTTAACTCATCTAATAAAAGTAAAAGTTTATGTTTGAATGCAATATTTTCACCTTTTTTATTTAATTCCATACTATCTGTTAAAATATATAGAATTTGAGTTAAAAATAATTTTAGAAGCACTGCTGTTATATCAACTGAATTAGGGGCTGTTACAAAAAATAAATCCATTGGAACTTCACTATTCATTAAATCAGAAATTCTGAAATCAGAATAAGCAGTATTTCTTGCTATTGTAGGTATAATAAATGCTTCTAAATCTATTTTTGCACAACCTATTATTCCTGATCTTTCTTTATCAGCTCTATCAGCCATTTCTGCTCCAATTTTTGAAACAGAAGGATGTGTCCTTGGAAGTTCTTCCCCTGTTTTTAAAATAGTAATGTCATTATAGATTTTATAAAATAAATCTTCTGGACCATCACTGTTATGCTCAGAATTTATCATTTGTTGTAATTTCTGATCTTCTGAAAATTGAGGTGAAGTTATAAAGTTATATACATCAGCAAGATTTGCTATTCTATTTTTTACCATGTACAAAACATGTAATATCACTGCTGTTAAATAAACTCCTGCTGACGGAGCAAAGAAAGGATCTTTAGTTCTATCTGGAGACACAATAGCCAAAGCGATATTTTTGGCATCTTGGTACTCATAAACTGTTCCTCTTCTTATTTCTACCATAGGATTATAATGGCAAGATACTTTTTCTACCCCATCAGCTGTTGCTTCAAATCTAAAGACTTTGTGTCCTAAACTTTTTCTATATGCTGCTGTATAAAGCCAGTTTTCACCTTTAATATCATTAGTTAAACTAGAACCTTTCCAAGTTACAAGTGTAGGAATTACAACTGCTACTCCTTTTCCTCCACCACTTCTTGCAACCATCATGTCATGTCCTGGTGTATTATCAATTAAAAGTCTCCCATATTGATCTTTTCCAAGAACTACTCCATCACTATAAAATTCTCTTTCTCTCCAACTTTTTTCAGTAAGAAGATAATTCAAAGCTTTTGAATATTTTTTTATACTGTTTGTTTCTTCAGATATATCTATTTTTATATAATATTCCTTCCTTACTTCTTGAACATATAGCCGGATAATTTCTTAAGGACACACCTCTTGCTTCAACAAATTCATCATCTGCTATATCCTCACACTTATTTATTCCTCTAAAACTTGAAACTACGCTTGTTCTTATTTGAGGTATGTACCTTAAGTTTGCCAATCTCATAAATTACACCGCCTTAAATGAATTCTTTTGTTTAGGTTTTACTGTACGCCTTATAAACCTTTTATATTCATCATAAGCACTATCAAACATGGCTTTTGAATTGTTGTACCTTCCATATTCTGCATTATAGTAATCAATCTTTGCACTTAGATAATGTATATAAATATCCTCATACCCTTGTGATATTTCTATATCCACCTCTGGGTTTTCTAAATAGTCATACACTACATATGAAAAACTACCGGTATTAGGAAGCCAAACCTCTCTTCTAATCATATTAGCAAGTTCCGTAACCCATTCTGTTTTTATTTCAGAACTTATTGAATTAGGCTTTAGCTCATCAACTCGTGATATAACATCTATTAACCTCATACTAACTCCTCACCTAAAGTGTTACGCTCACTCTATTTATTTATACAAAAGCAAGTTTTTTCCACTCACTCCATGTTTTTACACTATTGCTTTTAATTCTTATACTTATACTTCCGCCATCTGTAAGACAAAATGCAATCTGTCCCATATTTCCTGTAGGATTAGTTCCTAATCCCAGCAATAAATAATCTTTATCATCCACTAATCCAAACATTAAAGATTTTTTTTGAGGAACTACACATGTATAAAAACCACTCATAGGATTGGGCGATGTATCCAGTGCATTTGTGTAATCTCCCAATCCTTTAATTGTAGCAATTTTTTCTTCAACACTTCCTGAGTAATCATTTATCATTTTTGAAATGTTTGAAGTAATTTGCTCTTTTCCTCTCTCTCCCATATAGTTTATTGCTTCTCTAAGAGACTCATCTAAAAAATTCCTCAACTCCTCAAAGCGTCCATTGATATCATCTGTATAGAGACTTTTTATTTCCTCTCTACTGAATGCATCACCTTTTTCACCTTTTTCTCCTCTTTCTCCCCTAAGTCCTATGTTCCCCTGCTCTCCTCTTGGTCCTTGCTCCCCTCTGTCTCCTCTATCTCCTTTTGCCCCCTTAAAAAATCCTGTATTTAACTTATTTGCAATATCTGCCATAGTAGCATTCAAAGTATTTTTAAGTACATTTATGCTCTCAAGTGTAGCTCTCCACTGACTTTCCAAACTCTCAATTGCTGAAAGTTGCCCCTGATTTAGACTTGGAATTGCTTGACTGTTAACAACATAGAACACGCTGGGCATACTCGACCATCTGATAACACCATTTGGCTCATGACCTCTTATACTTACTATAACAGCTCCATTAACTCTAAGAAGTGAATTCTTAATAATTAATGTGAGAATTATAGAATTATCATTTACCTCTTTCGTCAAAATATCAGAGTTGTTCGTATTATCAGAATACTTCACAGAAATAGCGAAATCCAATATAGCCAAGTCTACCTTTCCTCTTTCATACCTGGGTATTTCAAACTGCCTTATCTGTGAATTGTTGTCATAGTTTGTTCCCAAATACCTCTCATGGTTTGGTATTCGCAAAATCTTGTCTTTAATTTGTATCATTTTGTCTCCTTATTTTGATTTAAGAAAACTTGTCTTCCTGAATCTTTATAAGTTCACTTCCCTTTGCATCCTGTAACATAGAGTTATTAATTACTTCCGCTACAAACCTCGGCACTTTCACATTTACTCCTCTTTGTATAAGCCATGTCTTTCCGTTAATAGATACAGGAAGGTCGCTGTTATATTTATCCTTATCCTTAAAAAGGAATATGTTTACCATATCTTCCTCCGGGTTTTTAGGAACTTCCTCTGCATCTACTTCCGGATTTTCAGGAACTTCCTCCGGTGCTGCTTCTACATTTGGACTATTATTTTGTGCAATATCTGATACTGTTTTGTTATCTATATCTTCAGTCTTTGTTAAATCCTTTTTACTCATACTTATTCTCCTTATTAAAATTATGGCTAGGCGAACCTAGCCTTTTATTAGTTATTAGGACTGTCAAATGTACTGGTTGTCTCAACTCTTAACATATAGGTCTCAACAAGTCTTTCAAGTACAGTTATAGCCTTCCAACCTACTGTTGCTCTTTGATTAAGAGGATCCGATGTCCCGGCTGAACCTAGTTGTTTTACCATGGTCTGAAGCCCTCCACCGGTTACTTCTGTAACACCGTAAGCATTATCACCCAAAAACAGTGTAGAATATACTGATTTGGAATTACCTGCTGCAGCATTAGCCCATATCTTAGCTTCTGTACTCTCTACGAACCTTACTCCTGCAATCTTACCTATCTCGCCATCATAAAGTTCTTCAGGTCTTGCATACTTGTGTGCATCTATCCATGCCGGGTCTCTTCTTAAATCATAGGCTACATCCGGATGTATTATAGCTACATAATCACCATTGATTTTAGGTGCATTCTGAGTCTTCAAAAACCTCACTGCTCTTTCTATAACCTCAACGCTCATCTTGTCATTAGCAGTAAGGTTAGCTCTACTTGTTACTGTTGTACCGTTTCCATACTGAACAGATGTACCACCATTAAGTATTTCTCTATGTATAGTATCTATGGTCTGCCCTGCCTGAGTACCAAGAAGCTTGGTAGCCTCTATGATATTGTTGTCTATAGCAGTCAAATCAAGCATATCTGAAATACCGACCCAATCGCCGTACTGTGCTACAGTAGCGGTTATAGAACTTACATTAAGTTCTCTTCCGTTTGGAGTAACACCCTCTGTTAAAGGTGTAGTAGCCTTAGGAAGTGGTGAATACTTTCTAAACTCTATTGTCTTACCGTTATTTTTAGGTATATTGTGCTTTTGTCCAAACTGTGTATGTACCAGATTAGGCTTTGCCATATCTATCAAATAGTCTGAATAGAATGTTTTCATCTCTACACTTAAATCATTACCACTTGTGTTTGCAGTAGTTACATTTACTGCTGTAGCAAATAACTGTAGATTAATATCTATAAATCTCATAATTATCCTTTCCGGGCTTATAGTTCAATTCTTATACCGTTTTTTACACGCCTTACTATTTCCGCCCTGTCTGCCTTTGTAAACTTGGATACATCTCGTCTTACATTACTTGCCGCCTGACTTGATGTACCGTTTTCTATAGGTCTTTTATTTCTTGTATTAATATTATTAGCAACATCATTAGCTACTTTCTGAACCGCATATCCTAAAGTACCTCTTGTAAGTTCATCAAAATGTACCGCTTTATATGCTGTATCAAAGCTTATTCCTCTTGTTATCATGTCTATCATGTGAGGGTTGTTCATTTCCTCATCAAAGTCCAGATTAGGATATAAAGCTTTGAGGTTTTCTGCTTCTATTCTGCAAGTATTTACAAGTTCCTCAAATTCTTTTTGCCTCTGGTATGCCTCCCTGTCAGCTCTCAATCTTTGATTTTCAGCCTCTATAGCTAATTGACTTCTCAGTGTATCTACGGACATACCTCTGTCATCTGCCATTGATTCAAATAATGCATTATCACTCGATAGAGCATTATATAATCCTTCTGTATCCCCCTGTTCAAGTCCGTATCTTGACATAAGTAAATCTATACTTGGTTGTAAGCCTTGTAATGCATCTCTGTCTCTTGCATAAGCCTTAAAGCGTTTCTTTACTATGTCTTCAACCTCTTTGGCGAAATCTTCTTTATATTCGCCCTTTATCAAATCCTTGAAAGATACCTTTGTATCATCAGATACGGGTTTGTCTTTTGGTGAGGCATCCACATCCGTTTGTATATCATCAACTTGCTTTCCATATACAACATCTGCAAGTGAATTTGAGTTCCTCTTGGCGAATGAGGAATTAGTTATATCTGCTTTCGTTTGTGTCCCTTCTCCTGCTGCAGCACCTTCTGAACCATCAAACAATTGTAAATTTAACTCAAGCCATTTATTCATAATCATATATAAAACCTTTCTGTAGTCTTTCCTACGAGTCTTTAAGTTGATCTATAGTCTTTCCTATGAGTCATATATATTAAAAGCATTTATATGCTGTTAATATCTGTTTCTAAAAAGATATTATTAGGGTATTTATTACCTAGCAGCTTATATCCGGTAAGTATCACATCTAGAACAGTGTCAAAATAGCCTTGATAAATCTTTCCTACTGATACTTCTATATCCACAAAACCCTCTTCTTGCTTTTGCGTAATTATACTTACTTCATTTCTTGCATTCATATTGTCAATCATCTGTAAAAGCATAAATGTAATCATTGATGTAGCTGCACATACTATATCTTGACCATTAGGTGCATAGTTTGCATGTCCGTTTAGTTTGATACTATACCTGTTACCATTTTTATAAACTGTTATATGTGTCATTTCACACTTGCCGCCTCTCCTGTTCTAAGCCTTGCCTTACCTGCCTGTGATGTATCATCAAGCAAATTTCCATAACTATCAGTAGTCTGTATTGCTGAATCTCCACCTACAGGGTTACTTGATATACCATCAATAGAACCTTGATTTCCTGCAAGTGCTGCTGATAGCCTTCCATCTCCTGTAGCCTGCTCTATTACACTTGCCATAGCTTGCATTTGCTGCTGCATTTGCAATATCGTTTGATACAATGTTCCATTTTCCTGTATCTTCTCTTTCACACTTTGCTTACCTTCAAAATCCATCATCTCTATAGTTGCAAGTGCCTGATCTGAAAGTTGAGGATTAAAAAAATTTCTATCATAAAACTGTAAGGCAAGTTCATTTTGAGCCAGCCTTGAGAACGGACTGCTTTTTTGAGGTCTTACCTTTATATCGAATACAGGCAACTTTCCATACAGTTCTACCCCAAATTCCTCTGTAGGTTCTTCCTGTTTCATTCCGGCATTAGAAAAATTTACATACTTAGCCTTTCCACTGTCACCAAGTATCCTGAAGGTCCTTGGCTCATCATAAAATTGTCTTATAAGCTCTATGACTATATTGCAAAGTTTTTGATATGCCCTATAAGAACCCTTATTCATATCTCTGCTTGTCTTGCTGCCTGCTTCTTGCAAAGCTGCTATGGCACTTGCCGCTGTAACTCCGGCTGTAGTTGTTCCTTGTGAAAAGTCCCTATTACCTGATGTTTCTTTAAGTTCATCCACTTTAAGCTGTTTTACTTCCAAGTACTGAGCCGGTATAGGTACACCTACAATCTGCTGCACATGTGTATCCTCAAGCGAAGATGCTACATGAACAAAGTCATTATCGATGTTAGCAAACTCCTCTTCATTGATACCACAATTATCATGTATAAAGTACCTTGGTTTAGCCAAAACAAGGGCATTCTTTAGTATTGCCTGATCCAGTTTGTCAATATATTCTTGAGGGTCTTTCATAATATCAATATATCCAAAACCTGCCGGTGTACCTTTTTCTTCAAACATTACATCAAATACTACAGGATACTTTCCATGATCATAATATCCTTTTTCTGTATACTCCTCTTCATTTTCCGAGGCGTACAAAACAACATCACCTACATATTTCACATAATGGAGTACATCACCTATACCGCTATTGACTTTGTAATACCAATCAACAACCATAGTTTTATTGGAAGTATCTACCGTATCATCATATTCATATTTGTTTATATCTATACCTGTATTACTTATCTTATCTGCAAGTTCTTCATATCTTGTTTTCAGTAAATCTATATCTACAAGCTCAACTATAAAAAGATTGCGACTTGCTTGTATATCAGTAATACCCGGCTCCCAAAATATATTAAGCATGTCAAGCTGCTTGATATCTATGTCTCCTAACCCCTTTTGCAGTCTCGTGTTAAAAAACACTCCATATATACCTGTTCCGGTCTTTAACTTATCCCAACCTACACTGTTATATGTATGTTCAAAGTCATTATTTTCAAGTACTACAGGCAGTATCTCCGATAAAGCCTCCGCTACCGCCTCATCACTTTTCTCTCTTGGAAGCACATTAGGTTCAGGAAAGTTATCCATCATATCGGCATGCTTATTTATAACTGAGTTAAAAAGCCAAGAAGATGTAGGCTTTGGGTCATTTCTGTTATTTGATTGTGATTTAAACTGTGACCAGTGGTTTGATTTCCACCATTCTTCACAGGATATAACCCTTGATTCAAGGTTCTTCTTACCTTCTTTATACTTTCTTAGGATTTCATTAGCCTCTTGTACTTCTTTTGTGCCTATCTTCTTATCCATTAATTCATCTATATCCACATTGTTAATATCTTCTATAGGTTCATTCAAATTATCTACATTTTCCACCGACATATCAGCCACCTTTTATACTCTATAAAAATATTGAATTTCTTCTTTTCTTTGATCAAGCGGATCTTCCAAGCTTGGTGCTTGTAATACACTTCTTCTGGGATTGATAGGATGTTCCATAAGTACATACCTGCATTCATCATATATATGATCCTCTTGTGCAGTATTTATATCCTCAACTTTAACATCATCATAAACAAGGTTGGGTATAGTTCTAATAAAGTGCTTACAAGTATTGAATACATAAAACATTGCATATCCATCTTTATCAAAAGCAAACCTATAGTGATATTGCATTTTCCCCGGAAGCCTTGTATTATCTCCACGAATAAATGATATGGACTCTTTCTCCATCATCTCAGCCACACTCTCACCCCTTGACCTATCCCATATAGAGGGGTCTGCAATTCCGTATATTTTTCTTCCTTTTAGATTAGGATCTGTATTTTCATAATTTCTAATTCGTCTTGCAATCTCTCTAGGTTCGATCTTTATTCCTGTATTATCTACTTTTGTACAGCCATAAAACTCCTTTATTCTATATAAAACTCCGTCATAATCTACAGCATACCAACCTACACTAAACGGTTTTGCGTATCCAAAGTCAAATCCTCTATATATTTTCCAGCTTTTGGGAATATCAAACTCATTTATTACATGGGTAAACTTATGAGTGTCATATCCGTCTATATTGTCCCTAAACTCTGTAAATACCTGTCCGGCAAAAGTATCCCAGTTACCGTTCAGCAATGCCTCTCTGTCAGCCTCATCAAGTAATGCGAGATTTGCTATATAATTAGGGTCTGCATTAAGAAGTTCCTGATTATCATAAACTTTTGAAGGTATAAAAATCTTGTCCCTTGTATATGACTGCAAAGCCCCTTTGTTGTCCACAACTGATATAACTTGTTTAACAGGCTCATAAGGCTTACCTGCCTTTACAAAATAGGCTTTAACCCATCCATGTCCTATACCTCCGGGGTTTCCTGTCGCACGCCTATATACCCTTGTACCTTTTCCGCTTGGTCTGTTTCTTGAGTACATATAACTGTACTCATCCCAAGTAAAGTGTGTAAGCTCGTCAAAGCCTATAAAGTCATACCTCTTACCCTGATAATTTATCTTATCCGCCGCTCTGGTCATATTTCCGAAGTAGATTTTTGCACCACTGGGAAATGTCCACACATGCTTACTATCGTTATATTTTGCTTTAGGATAAGCTGTTTTATATAACCATCTGCTGCGGTCTATAAGCTCTGATAACTGTGGGTAGGTCTTACGAAAAATAATTGCATTGTAGTTAGGTATATGTACCTGTCTTAGAGCCTCAACAAGCAAATAATCCGACTTACCGCCACCTGCTGCACCTCCATAAAAACCTTCATATTCAGGTCTAGACATCATTAATGATTGTTTTGGTTGAGGTGCCCATATGACAGGTTTAGACGGTTTAACAGATTTAACAGCTGATTTACTTTTCATGTTCTACCTCTTGAACTTTAGTGATCTCTATAACACCACCTTCATCATCTTCAGATATAACTTCATTTCTTCTTTGTTTCCAATCGTCTCTTTTACGATTACAAAGCCAAAATACTATAGCAGCTACATCTGCCGGCATATGTTTTTTCATCTTTTTCTTTGCTGTCAGTTCTATTTCACCGGTTTCCTTATTAGTCCTGAACTCTTCAACAACTTCTTCATAACTGTATCCTGTGGCTCTTTTGTATAAGGCATTTTCAACATGTCTATCAACAATCTCTTTGCCCTTTTTTAAAGCCTCCGCTATCTCCACATATTTATTTTTCCATACATAGAGCGAAGATGTAGCTATACCCATATTTTCAGCTATCTGCTCATCTGATAATCCGTCTTTTGCCCAACCCTCAAGTTTTATCAATCCTTCTTCTGTAAGCCAATAAGCATACTTACCTTTAGCCATCAAAATCACCACCGTACATTTCTATCTCTGTCATAATAAATCTCCAATTCGTTTTTTATAAATAAAAAAGGCAGCCATTACCGGCTACCCTTTTACCTTTATGGAGGATTTAGTATTGAAGGAAGGGAATTAGTATTGGCAGAAGGGGGTGTTACCTCAAATCCCATAAGCATATTAGCATAAAAGCAATATCAATTAGTATCAACTTTTATCAACTATTTAAAATTTTCTCAAATTCTTTTAACGCTTTTTTATGTAAAGTATGCACCCATTGAAATGACATTCCGGTTCGTTCTGCCACCGCCTCGAATGTTTCATTAGACAAGTAATACATAGATAGTATTACCTTGTATCTGTCATCAGAAATTCTGTCTATCTTACCTGCAGCCTCTTCTTTCAAGTATACAAGTTTATCTATATCTTTATTAATGGCTTTTTCTAATTTATTAAGCCTTGTAACAATATCCTTTGATAAGTCAATAGCTATAGCTTTTAGCTTTCTCTTTTCAAGCAGCTTGGCATTTATCCGGTTATCTAAGTATTTTAGCTGCCTGAGATACTCTTTAGCGGTCATTTATTCACCCCTTTCTTTAGTTCTTTATTTTCAAAAAGCATCAATTCAATACTTGAGGACTGTAATTCTTTACAAACACCAGCGGAATGTGATTCTTAAACCCATGCTTCTTAGCGTATTCTATTACTGTCTGTATTTGTTGAAATGAGCAAAATACTATTATGCAGGGGGCTTTTCCTCGTTCTTTAGGTTCCTTTCTTCAATAACCTATTACAAAAATGGAAGTATTCAGCGATATTAAAATTAAAGTCAGTATTAAATGCTGCCTTTCCTGCAAGCTTACTTTCTCCGTTCTTGTTATCACCACCTTTATACCACATGGGATTTGAACCATAAAAATTACTACCTACAAGCTGTGCTTTCTGTATTCCATATCTTTTGTAGTTCTGAAAATTGTCATTATATAACTCTGTTTTACTTTAACAGGTTATTTAGTTTTTCGTATTCATTAGATATTGATTTTTTATGTCCTTGTATTACCTTTTCAAGTTTTTCTTTTATAAGCTTTATCATATCTTCCTCCTCATCTGGATTCAACACAATATCAACATCTGTATCTCCCTCCTCTTTGGTGTATCCCAAAATTTTTATACAGTGAAGTTTCATAACATCTAGCTTTTCCAGTTTCTCATTTATATCGCAAATCCATTCGTTGTGCATGTCTATGTTTTCTATACATATCTGCACAGCTGCAGCCTTTGCTATCATCTCACCATATTCTTTATCTATCATTCCTCCCAGTCTCCTTTCAGCATATTAGCTTTTATCACAAACTTTTTCTCAAGTGCTTCATGAATAGCACTTATTCTCTTTTCTCCAAGCCCCTTTATGCCTGCCAGTGCATCATGAACATCTTCGAATGTCAATGCCCCTTTGTCAGCTGCTTTTTCTCCATCCTCAAAACCACTTTTATACATTGACTCTGCCCATAAACTCATCTGGTGATGATCCATCTTTTTTACCTTCAAATATTCTTTCCTATTAAGTTCAAACTTCTTAGCCATGTTCCCTCCTATCAATCTGTGAATTTGCCCCATATTCTAAAATACATCGTCTAAAAACATTATCTCTTGTATATGCCTTACCTTCTTGTATAGTCATAAAACTCCCTCTTTTAATCATCGCCTTGACTTTCAAAAACCCACACCAGCACCCTTGGATTATCTTTATCAATGTCGAAACGATCCTTAAATCCTTCTACATTTTTCCAGCCGTCATTTCTGATAAGTCCTGTTTCAATCATTGCGTCAAGTATGTACTTCTTAGCACTTGCTATATTATCTTTATCCCTTTTTTGATTTTTTTCATACCAGTAGAAATTTATTCCTACCGGTTCTCTGCACTTGTAACCCTTAAGACCTTCTTCATATATAGCCGCCTTGACCATATCCATGTTCTTTCTCTTAAGCTTGTTTCCTGTTGCCCAGTATTTTCTGTTTGCATCAATAAGCTCATTAAGCCCTGCAAGACTTCCTTTGATTGTAAAGCTAATCATTGCTTTGCCCCCTTATATCTTCAAGTAATTTATTTGTATTATTGACAGTAGTGCCTATGTCTGTCATCTTTGCTCCTGCTGCCTCAAGTATTTCCCTAAGCCTTGTCGGTAGCTTATTACGATCTTTCTCTCTTTGTAATACAGTTCTGTAATTTCTTATGAAATTAGACTGTATTACACTCTGAACTACATCTATCTCCATACCTGCCCATTCTTGTAGAACCTCATGTCTTCCTAACGTTTTTTGTACTACTACCGGAAGCTTCTCAAATTCTTCTTTTGCATGATAACTTGAGTTTGATAGTGCCTTGTTAACCATTCCCCACGCTTCCATTTCTGTCATATCAAAGCTTTTTACCGGTATTTTGTCTATAAGTTGCCCGGGTGTGGGGGCAAATCCTTTCGTATCACTCAATATATACGAATGTAATGCGGCTCTGATGTGTTCAAACTGATAAGAAGCAAGTATTGCTGTCCATGTATCTACTGTAGCCGTTATATCTGTCGGCTTGTAGTTCGGATAGGTATATGTCATTATCATTATGATCTCTTTTACTTCATCTCTTGTCATACTTTATCCCAGTCTATGACCCCTCCTTGGTTATTAAAACTCCTGCTGCTATTGCTATTACTTTTTAATCCATATAAGTCCTGCCAGTTATTCATAATAGATTGATCAAGGACCGCTATAGCTCTGTCATTATCCATATGTCCGTTCACTGTAGATAATTCTTTTAATTTCTTAACTAATAGATCTACTGTATGTTGTGTCGAGATTGGTTTTTTGATTTTCTCTCTCATTTTTGCATATTCTAAAAAAGCCTCATTCAGTTTTTCATCATAAGAAAAATAAGATAAATCTATCTTCTCTTTTGCCCCAGTATTTTTATTTACTTTGTTTTCCTTTACTTTCCTTTCATTTACTTTCTTTTCTTTTAAAGGGTTTTTCTCGGAAATACTATGGTTTTTCTCGG